ACAAGGATGAATCGAGCGGCGCAATTCAAGACAAGAGTCGAGACGCTAAAAATCCAAAGGTTATAATGACGAACAAGATTCCTTGGACGAGCGATTGTCTTACAAACAACGAAGCGCGCAAAGCAATCGACTTGGCAAAGCGAAATTTCGTGGAATACATCAACAAAACCATGAAGGGCGAGTTGAGACGGCGCGCAAAATTGAAGGGCACATAATTAGATGGCTGACGTAACAACAACATTTGCAGCGAAAGACGAGGGATTTGCCGCGACAATGACTCGGATGCAGGCGCGTCTTGCTGCTTTTACAAAAGGAATGACTGCCGTAAAAACGCAGTCGGCGGGATTGACCAGCGGATTTAGCTCGATGGCAAAAAGTCTTGCTGGACTTGGCGCGGCATATCTCGGCGTTTCTACTGCCATAAACTCTTTTAATAAAGCATTGGACATGGCTGGCTCTCTTAATGATTTGTCGGTTATTACTGGCGAGACGGCTGGAGAATTAGCCGTTCTGCAAAGAGCGTTCAAAAATACAGGAAACGATGCCGACAAATTGCTTCCGATGATTACCAAAATGACCAAGTTTGTAACTGATCTTGGTGAAGGTAATAAAGGAGCAGAAGCCACGGCAAAAATGTTAGGAGTTAGTTTTTCGCAGCTACAAGGCATGGCTCCCGTTGAAAGATTTAGGACGTTGCTTCAAGCGGTTAATGGCTTGTCTGATGGAAACGGCAAACTAAATGCAGCGATGGATGTTTTTGGAACCAAGATGGGTGGAAAACTTATTCCATTGGCACAGGATTTCACTGGCAATATCGCGGAGGCGCGAGGCGAGCTTGGTAGCATGGTTCGACTTCTTGATCAAAATGCCGCCGCACTCGATCAATTAGGAGACAAATTGAAAAACGCAGTAGGTGACAAGCTGACCGAACTCACCTTTGGATTTCTTACTGCTACTACAGGGTCGAATGATCTCGTCAAATCCATGGCAAACATTGATGCCGCAGGAATTGGAGAAGGTATGGGTCAGGCATTTATGGGCGCTCTGAAGCAGCCAGAAAAAGCCTTCTTGGCTTTCGGCGAAATGCTTCTGCTCGGAGTTGTTAAAGCGGGAAATTATTTGATCAATGCCAGCTTGCACGCTGCCAAAGTGTATGCCGATGCCTTGACCAAGAGTGAATTGTGGATGGGTGTATCCAAGTTATTGCAGGCAGCAATTTTTGGAGTCGCCGATCTGCTAACAAAGGTGCTTCTGTCCGCAATCAAGACAGCCATTCTCGATCCATTGGCTTCGCTTCCTTCTATTTTCGGCGGAGATGCTTTCTCGTTCTTGCGCGACCAGTTTTCCGAAGTGCAGAAGGGATTCGACAAATCTTTTCAAGACAATATTAATGATCTTGGCAAGGCCGCGAGCGAAATTGGCAGCGCTATCAGCGATAGTATGCGAGACATTCCGAAGGTCAGTGAGGATTATCTTGGAGAAGCTAACCAAAGAAAAGAAGCGGCAGGAGCCATTGATGCCTTGCAAGAGCTTGGAGGAAAGGGACAGCCTCGCTCGCCAGCGACAGGAGCGAACGCGCAGGCGGATTCTAAAAACGATTTGCTCAAAGAGCAGCAAGCTACCGCGCAGAGGCAGGCCAACGAAACCAATCTCCGCAAGTCTTACGAAGAACAAGCCAAGCGTCTTCGTGAAGCTAATATCAGCACGGAATCATTTTCAAAGCGAATGAACGCGCTTAATCAATGGTTCAATCAAGAGATGCAAGCAAATCGCGCTCCAGCTAAACCGACTCAACAAATGCAGGACAGTCAAATGTCTGACAGTGAACGATCGGACGCAACGCGCCGAGGTGCGTCCGCCTTGGATTCGGCTTCGCCAGAAAATAAATTAGCTTCCGAAACCACCCTGCAGAAAGCCGTTCGTTTCCTTGAGGATTTGACTACAAAACTACCTTCACCAGTATTAGTATGAGCGCACTCGTCAAAGCCAACGCATCCTTGACGGCAGGAAATCTTGCCGTGCTTCGTCGCTCGTTCGTCACTACGGACGATGGCTCGATGCGCTATGCCGTTGACTATTGCTGCTTGGAGCAATACGCGACGAAGTGGACGCCGTTCTTCCGCACCAGAGCAACGCCTCCGACTCCGCTTCCCGCCGAGATGTTGCAGTTAAATTTGACCAAGACGCCAGAGCTTTACGATCTGACGTTGGAGACGGTAAATGGTCTGACATATTTCAAAGCGGTGTATTCTGCTGGCATTAGCACAGAAGTCATTATTACGGAAGACAGCGATGTGCGGAACTTTACAGTCACCACGACTCGTGATGTCGGCTATAGCGTGACCACTCCATTCAGCATGAATGGCTCAACTTCCTTCGTCAAAACTGGTGAGGAAACTATTACCGAGAGCTTTGATTATGTTTCTATTACAGTGACCGCGCAGTCGAAGAATACCAATTTACCACGTGTGCAAGGAAGGATTGCCGCAATAGATGGTGGCAACGTGAATTATTTCGTTTCTGGCGGCAGCATCGTGGTTCCGAAACTACAGCTTATCAACAAGAGCAGCACAACAAGGAGCAGTCGCGGCGAATACACATACAGCTTTTCTTCATCTGGCACGATTGAAAGCATCACGCGCACAGGATTTGCGCGAACAATTAATCCATGACGCTCAAAACATTTTCCGAAAAGGCTCCCGCGACCACAATCAGCGCGAAGGACTTGGACGATAATTTTCGCCGTCTGCGTCCGCTTGCCACAGATGGCAACCCTCGTCATTACATAATCAACGAGACGCCCGATGGTTGGAGCATTCGCGTTCTGCCTAACTTTCCGAATGGGGTTGGTCCGTTTCTTCTTGGACTTTATTCTGGTCAACTATATTGGACGAAAAGCGGAGTTGATGAGCCAGAAGGCAATGATGGTTCTGTTCCGAATCCTCCTGCATCTGGCACTTACGTTCTTGGCTCCATCAACGGAGTCGTTCAATGGCTTCAGACAGAAGCGTGCTGATATGCCAACAGTCAAGCGCAACGGCAACAACATCATTACGAAGGGCGGCAAAGTATCGTGCGAGTGCTGCTCTGTTGCTTGCACGCCAATAATTCCGAGCGGTGCTTTCAAAAATATTGAAATTACATCGGCACAATTCAATGAGTTGTATGCAGGAGGAACGGCATCATGCAATTTTCTGATGACTGGCACATCTACATTTGATCGTTTTAGCGTTTGTTATACTGTTACCGTAAATGGAACATCTGGTGCTGGCATTGAATTCACAATGTCTCCCAACTTGTGTAATCGTCTCGGATCATTTGGAGGAGAACAACCATCCAGTGTTATTACTCCTACAGGATCGGGGTCTGGATCGGTATTCATAAAAAGAACTCCATGCAGTCCTTCATCAACGCGAACATTCAGCAAATCGGCTTTTGGATTTATGGAATACGCCATTTATAATAGTGGCGGCATCTATCCTTTTGGGATTATCATTCAACTGTCGTTTCAAGGCATTATTGAATACGATGTAGCAAGCAGCGGACTTCAAACAAGCGCAAGCGCAGAAATTGTTCGCGGAACGACCAATAGTTTTCCAAGCAATAGCCAAGTCGTTTTGCAGCTTCAATCTGGAAATATCACGGTTCCGACTCGCGATGTTGTAAGTCAATTTACTTTCGAAACCTCTACGGCATCTTGGACTACAGAGCCTACCCCAATTACTTTTTCCCCTGCCGCTCCATGATCTGCATACCTTCAGAAACAATTAACGCGAAGGCAGAAAAGATGCCCCTGACATACCTTGAAGACTGCCGTGCTGCATCTTCAGTCAGAGCAGAAGATGGCTATTGGTGCTTCACGCCAGAAGACTTCTTCCGCATACGCCGCAAGTATCGCGGCTATGCCGTATCCGAGTCTGATCGCTTCCGCGAGGGTGAAATAATTTCTGGATGCTGTGACCGCGCCGATCAGTATTAGCATGACCAGTTTGACACAGAGGCAAAATCGTGGCTCTTGAACCGCGCAAATTCTTCATCGACGTTCAGGCGCGGCAGTTCGTAGTGTCGCCCGACTCTACCCTGCCGTCATTTGACCCTCTCTGGTTTGAGGAAGATGTTGAGGCTATTGAATTGTATGCCCTTCGCCCGACTCTAAACCCTGGCGCGCCTTACGAATATCTGGATCTTTCGGGAGCTGCGGTGAAATTTGCCGTAGGCATCACCGCTCCTGCCGCTTTGCAGACTACTTGGACGGCCATTAGCACGGCGGTAACGGCATCCGTGACGAGCTTGGTCAACGGATCGACAGGAACGCCCGAACAACAGAAAGTAACTTTCAGCGGAGCAATTCCCGCGCAAGGCGGATTCGCTATTCAATTTCCCTCCCGCTCGATCAGCGTATCATCCGTGTCGGCTGGCGTGTTCGTCGCGCCTGCCCACGGATTGTGCGACAACCAAGTTGTGACGCTTACGGGATTTACGATTTCCGCAGGCAGTTTTGCCAATGCGATGTATTTTGTAACGGAATCCACTGACAGCACATTCCGCATTGCGCCGAGTCTTGGCGGTGCGGCGATTGCCTCCGCGCTTGCCACCACAGGAGGAACGGCGAATATCGACTCAATCACGACAGGGCAAGTTGCCTACAATTCAACTCCTGCTGATGTGCAGGCGGCGATCCGCGATGCTGGTATAAGCGTAAACAATACCAGTCCGATCAGCGTAACTGGTGTAGCGCGACGAGAATTTGTCTTCGTATATGGCGGCAGAATGTCGAATCGTAATTACGACCCTCTTGTGATCGTTGGCTCTACGCTCGCTGGAGCAACAGGACTCGCTGCCAACGTGAATTTCAACACAGTCGAGATTGCCGCGCTCGTCACGGCTGGCACTACCAATGTGCAGATTGAAGTTGAGATCAGCGAAGGAGCAGTCAGACAGACTTTCCGAAGACCAGCAACGCTTTCGGGAGACATAATTACCAGCACGGTTCCAGTTCCAGTTCCAGCCAACGTATTTACATCGCTTCAAATTCAATCGCCTGACAGCACGATTTTTACATTGACCGTTACCAATGATGGCGAACTAATGATTGCAGGATAATGAAATACATATTCACACTTCTAATGTTGGCGCTGGTCAGTTTGTCATACGGCCAGACAAATATCACGGTCATGGCCGATACAAATCGTGTTATTCGCACGAACTATACCATTGCCGCCGCTCAAGTAATTGGGGCGGTAACAAACGTCAATATGACAAATGCCGTTGGAACACTTGCCATTGCCAACGGCGGAACAGGAGCAACGAATGCCTCGCTCGCTATCAGCAATTTGCTGCCTGCCTATTCTACCAATACGAATGCAGTTCTCGGACTTAACACGAACGCCACGGCTCTTGTCTGGCGGACGAATGTTGGCGGAACGGCCGATCTTACAAATGTCACTGGCGTTCTTGCTGTGACGAATGGCGGAACTGGCGGGACGAATACGGAATCCGCCGTGCTTGGACTTGGCATTCTCAACACGAACAACTATTCCGTGAACCTTTTTTACGGAGGAACCAACGCGAGCAATCAGCACATCGTGATCGGTGCTTATGCAAACGCATACGGAACAAACATTAACGAACACGCTGTTGTCATAGGATACGTGGCAACCGCTTCAAATAATGGCGTTGCGATTGGCTACGCTTCTCAAGCCTCATCTGGTATTTCGTTTGGATATAATGCTTTTTCCGAGGGTCGCGGTATTGCAATCGGAACTGGCGCAAACTCGCAAGGAGGGTCTTTGGATGATGTTTATATTTTCGGCGGCGTTGCTGTTGGCGCAAGCTCTTATAGTGATACGAACAATGGTGTGGCCGTTGGCACTCTCGCTTCCACTATAGGAAATGGCGCGGCGATTGGATGGGGAACGGACGCACGAGGCGGAACGAATGGTGGTGTGGCGATTGGATATTTTGCTGATACCTATGAGGGTATTGCGATTGGCGTAAACGCTGCGGCTAACAACGGAGTCGCCATCGGCGCAAATGCCGTTGATAACAATGAAGGAGTTGCCATCGGCATCCGTGCAAACACAGTCAACGGCGCGGCCATTGGCATAGATGCCGCGAGTGATGTTGGCTACCAGATCGGAACTGGAACGAATGGCGAATCAATGGAACCGACGATTCAGTTTATGGATGCAGGCGAGGTTTATACAAATCAATGGACGGCACTCGCCAACAGCACGGCACTCGGTCATGCAAACATGGCCGCGATTGTCGCAACCAATTCGCCTGCTAATACAAATGCTCCTTCGCCCGATGCGTGGATGCTGATTACTGAAGGCACAAACAACTATTATCTTCCTCTCTGGCAATGAGCGACCGCGAACGATTTGCAGTATATAAATCCCTCGTCGCTTTCGGCGCGGTGCTGATCACGCAGACCATCGCGGTTGCATGGTGGGCGGCTACGCTACAGGCGAACGTGACAGCGCATGACGAACATCTGGATTCCCTTACGCCGCGCATTGAAATTCTTGAACGCGATTACTACCGCAGAGGAGGCGAATCACAATGAGCGGACTCTATGGAAAATGTCCCGCGCAGGCGGATCTTTGTCTGCCGCAGGGTTCGACTTGGGACACTACGTTTATATGGGAAGCGGACGATGTTCCTGTAAATCTTGACGGCTACGTTGCACGCATGATGCTGCGGACTACGGAAGAAGCGGCCAGCCCGACAGTCTCGCTTTCTACTACAGGCGGAACCATGTCCGTGACTTCTGCAGGGCAAATCATTCTGAACTATTCCGCCGCTTCGTCTTCTGCGATTACGGCGGCGAACTATCTTTACGATCTTGAGGTGCAAGCTCCGTCTGGAAATGTCCGCCGTCTTGTGCAGGGCCGCGCTGTAGTTTCTCGCGAGATCACACGATAACGACTATGAGTTGCGGAACGATTAAAATTGAAACCACTTCTGCCGACGAGGTATTAGAAGTTGGAATCATTGGCCCACAAGGGCCGTCTGGCGCAGCGGGAGTTGGCGTTCCTTCTGGCGGAATCAGCGGATACGTTTTGGCGAAAGCGTCGAACACGGATTACGATACTGAATGGATTTTCAATAGCGGTGGCGGCGGTGGAGATTTATCTAATCCGCCTCCGATTGGTGACGTAACTCCGAACACTGGAGCCTTCACTAATTTATCGGCGGTCACTGGATCGTTTACAACTGTCAGCGCGGGAACTGTCAGCGCGGGACAACTTACAGCCATCACGGGATTTTTTACTACGATCAGCGCAAGCGGATTGGCTACGCTTCCAAACATTCATGGTTCCTTGGCTGGCGACATTTATATCCACGTAAAGAACACGCATGGCTCTGCTTTAAGTCGCGGAACGCCTGTCTATGTCAAAGGCAATGTTGGGGATACTGATCGCGTCGAAGTTGGCGCGGCGGATTTTGATGATCCTACAAAAATGCCAGCTATCGGATTGCTGGATCAAGACTTGGATCAAAACGCCACAGGCGAGGCCGTTATTCTTGGCGAGCTACCGAACGCGAATACCGCAGCGTATGCGTTGAACACGGAACTTTATGTCGGCAATGCTGGAACGCTTACAGCGACTCGCCCAACTACAGGACAGGTGCAATCGGTTGGAGTTGTAAGCAGAGTGCAAAGTGGCACAGGCGTCATTGTAGTAAATATGCAAGGGACGCGCAGCCCGAATGAGACTTTTGCCGCCGCGACTCACGCCGCAAGTCACCTCCCCGAAGGCGCGGATGAGCTTTTTGATCAGTCGTTGAATACAACGGATAACGTCACGTTCGGCACTATATACGCAACTGGTGAGTTGATTGCGTCCTCCATAAAGGCCACCTCGCAGATTCAAATTGAGGACAACAATAGTTATGTGGCAACGCTTGCGGTCGGCCAAGACAATCTTACAGACAGCCGCAACTACCAGCTGCCCAACGCGAGCGGAACCATCGCCCTTACCTCCGACTTCGCCGCCCCGCCAGCAATCGGCTCCACCACGCCAGCGGCAGGCACATTCACCACACTCACCGCCAACAACGGCACGATCACGGCGTCCGCGCCTGTGCTTACATTGGCGCAGACTTGGAATGCCAGCGGGACGATTTTTACTGGGCTAAACCTCGCGTTGACCAATACGGCAAGTGCCAGTGGAAGCTCTTACTTCAATATCAATCTTGATGGTGTCGAGGCGCTTTCCATTCGTCGTGGCGAATCAACCGCCAACGCCACGCTAATTAGGTGCGGCGGAAGCGGCTTGAGGTGGACTGCACGCACGCGCACAGGAGGAGGCGTTGGATTAAACTTTGAGCATACATTAGGTATTGGCTCATCGTTAGAGTTTTTGGCTACCGCATCGGGAACAACAGCAGGAGATGTTTTCCTTCTACGAGATGGGGCTTCCGACACGCTCGCTCAACGCCGCAGCACCAACGCCCAAACCTTCCGAATATACAACACCTACACGGACGCCACGAACTTTGAGCGCCTACGTTTGGCTTGGGCAAGCAATAGCGCCATCCTCGGCACGGAGAAGGGTTCTGGCGGCGGGACGGCGAGGGATCTTGTTTTCCAGACGGATGGAACTACACGCGTAACGATTGGCGCAACAAGTGGAAGCGTTGTTTGTTCGGCGGGATTAAGCGTAGTCTCCAGCCTCACATTTCAAGGCAATTCATCTATTGTTGGCAACATAGCGTCTGGGGTTCTCCGACTGTTAAACGCAGCGCAAAGTGGGTTTGACCGACTTCAGTTTGGTGGCAGCACGACAAGTTTCCCTGCGCTTAAACGCGACAGCACCGCCCTTCAAGCTCGTCTTGCCAACGATTCCGACTTTTGCCCGCTGCAAGGCCAGCTTCGCATTCACCAGAATGCCGTGGCCGAGACGCCGACAGCCACGCACACGATGACCTTATTTGACGCCACTGGCACGGCATACAAAGTGCTGTGCGTTGCGGCCTAACGATTATGCTAACTAACCCTAATCCCATCACCACGGAACCCGTAGCCGCCAAGGTCTACGACCGCCTGCACGTTTACGCGCTCAACGCCATCCAGCCGACAACGGACTCTGGTTCCATCACTGTCGAGTTGCTCCCTGCCACGGCAGACGGCGAACTGGCAAACGGCTCACTCGTTCAGAAGATGACGGCTCCGCTCACGCCCGAAATCATGCAGGCGGTTCCCGAACTCGCCGCCGCGTTCGCCGCTGTGCTGGCCGCGATTCCCGCGACACAGGCTTATCTCGCAGCGCAACAGCAGCAGCCCAATGAATAAGCAAGTCACACTCACCGAAGCCGAGGCCAAGATCGTCATGCAATGCCTCGACCTCGCGTGCAAGCAGGGCGGGCTGAATGCGGCGGCAATAATCATGCCTGTGGCGGCTTCCATTGAGCGGCAACTGACCGAATCCGCACCTTTGACACCTTCCGAATAGTATGATCTCTTACCTCATCGAACGTCTGTCGGAAAATTCAACGTGGCGCGGAATTGTGATGCTGCTTACTGCCGTGGGAGTGCAAGTTGATCCCGCGCAGGCGAACGCGATCATTGCCGCAGGCTTGGCTTTGGTTGGTTTGATCAACGTATTTCGCAAGCAATCCAAGTGATTCGCTTTTTGGTATTGCTGTCGGTTTTCCTTTGCGGATGCGAAGGAATGAAAGTTGGCGGCGGATATAAATTCGACACGCGCGAATTTTTCCTGCAGATTGAGCGTCCGTTAGATCCCTCCTTGAAAAAATGAAATTCTTCTCATGGTTAAATCACTTATTCGCGGCCTTTCGCAATGGCCCACAGCCGACCTTGCCGAACTCCTCCTTGCAATCAAAAGCATCCTCGATTCCCGCGCAAAGCATCAGCACGAGCGAGGCAAAAGCAAACGTGTGGCAAGCCGATCCGCGAAGTGAAAAGAATCTGGCTACGTTGGAGCCAGTCACAGCCCGTCTTGCGCGGGAACATCTTCGCCGTCTTCATGCGGCAGGAATGAATTTCAAGATTACCAGCGGACGCCGCACGTTCGCGGAGCAGACCGCCCTGTATGCAAAGGGTCGCACGGCCAAAGGCCCGAAGGTCACGAACGCACGAGCGGGATATTCGTGGCATAACTTTGGAACGGCATACGATCTGACGCTGTTTAGCGGGAAGAATCCTGTATGGGATTCGCCTAAATACACTCGCGCTGGCGAGATTGGCGAAGAACTTGGGCTTGAATGGGGCGGAAGATGGAAGAAGCTCGTGGATCGTCCGCACTTTCAACGGCGAATGGCGCTCACCTTGGCCGAAGCTCGCTCTAAATGGCCGAGCGGCATGGTAAGCCAAACTGCCGTGGCATAATTGCGGGATTGGATTCTGGTGAGTCCGAGTGTCTCATAAGCACTTTTAGGTGGGTTCGATCCCCGCTCCCGCTACTTTGTCTATACCGAAGCGGCTTTTATTAAAGGAAAGTGTCGAAACCTTAAACACGATTGAATCAACGTGTCTAAAAAAGCCGTTTTCTTAAATATATCGAGCCTCCGCCGCCGTATTTCGTTTCTGGGCGATAGAATCTGTATCCGCAGGCCACGAGCGAATTAATGCTGGCGCAATTCCACGGAACGCAATAGGTCACAAGCTCCGTCAATCCGATGCGCTTTGCCTCTGCCTCACGCACTTTGATCAAACGCTTCTGCAAACCTTTTCCGCGATGATCTGGCACTACTCCAACGCGACATAGAAATCCAACTCCAGTGTTGCAGACATTCTTGCAGGGTCGAAGACCAGCATAACCGACAGCGTCTTTGCCGCGCCATACAATCCACCAAAGAGAGTCCGCAAGACTTACGCGATAATCGTTCGGAAAACAGATTTCATCCAAAGCCAATACGGCTACTGGAGCCTGCTCCGCACGAATGACATAGGTGCGAGCCATATCATTTCAATCTGTAATGCGGAACAGGGCGAACGCGCTGCTCCAGCTGTATGCGAAAATCTTTTCGATCTGCCAATCCCTGCTTTACCAAAAGTCTAATTCTTTGACTTGTGGTGACTAACGCTTTCCCGCTTTCTTGTGCAATTTCGGCAACAGTATGCCATCCCTTCGGAACAACATCCACTGGAACGCTGCTTTGCGTAAGAATGTCGCACCATTTTTTTAGTTCGGGATCGTTCGGAAGTTTGTTTTTCATCTTGGTAAGCGGTAATGAGGCGACAGAGTAACCAGATTAATCACGCAAGCATTATGCGTCCACTCTCCATAGGCAAAGCCGTGATCCCATCCGAGAGTTTGGCGACGAGACTTTGCATAACCTACATTTAGCTGTATGCCGCAGCCAATATTGTAGCCAACCACTGGGCGCTGGCATCGACCAGCCTCTTGAGCCACGCGATGAGTATGCCCAAAAACGCACGACATTCCCAATGCCTCGGCATGATCACGAGCGGCAGACACATTATACATGGTGCCATGCAAAAAAGCCGTGTTGCCGAGAATCGTGCAGGCTTCTGGCTGCAATCCTTCATATGGAACGAGCTTTGCTTTCATGTTTTTGGCCGCAGCTTCTATTCTCTGCAAAACATTTCCAGCGGCATACTTAATAATTCCGTTCCCGCTTTCAGCCATGCTTACAAGTCTATCCTCATGGTTCCCCATGTGTATGTGAGTTGGCTCAAGCTCCCAAAGGAATGAAAGACCCGCCAAAAGATCATCCGATATGCTCTGGCAGCGATCGGGATCATCGGCATCACGACGAGCGCCAGCGCGTAGAGCGGCCATATCCGTGAAGTCTCCCAAGTGCAGACAAGCATGAGGCTGATATGCCTTCCGAAACTTGATCATTGCAGACAAGGCTCGCTGGTCTGCCATGTGTCCATGCGTGCATGAAACGGCCACGAATCTTTTCCACTTGCGAACGATGGATGCCACTGATGCTGCATTTATGTCAATGATGTGAGCGCGTCTCTCCTGTTTTATATAGAACAAGCGCTTGTGTTAAATAGTTGGAAAGAATTTCTTGCAAGTGCGTGAACTCCCTATAACACTTGCAACATGAGCAACGAAGAAAACGAAAACATGGTGCATCTCGGAGCAAAAATTCCTACGGCTCTTTCTGCTCGTATCAATGCGCTTGCTCCATTTTTCAAGGGAGGAAAATCGGAGATTGTTCGTCGCGCATTAGCAGAGGGCTTGCAGATTGTGCATGAGACGCACGTTCTGACGTTTCCCATGAAGAACGAAGCACGATGACTCCAGCGCCCCCAGAAAGCGCTCTTGCAGCGCTCGCCGTGCTTACTGCTCTTGCGTTTGTTGTTATTTGGATCACCGAAACTTTGCTTGCTCTATTTCAATGAAATACGGATTTCTAAAACGACCGAAGTCGAAGAATTGGAAGAATTCTCACGCGAAGAAGCGAAAAACTGGCTTTTCTCGTCGTAAAGGCATGATGAGAGTGGAGCGAGATACGCAGATTGATTCGGCCCTCGCTTTGGCTCCGAATGCAAATAGAGAATATCTCGCGGCAAATTGCGTTGTTCTTACTGCGGCGATTATTGCAAAACCTTGGGCCAAGCAATGGGCGGAAGATTGGCTGCCTCAAGCTCGCCTTATAGATGGAAGGACGATCGGAATATGATTGATTCACTACAAATGGAATACGATGACCTTCTTAAAATGAAGGATGCCGAAATCTTCAGTCTTCGCGAAGAATTAGATTCAGAGCGAAGAAGACGCGAGTCTGCAGAACATGACGCGCACTTGATGAGCGTTTCAGTCACGAAAGCAATCGCGGAATTTGCAAAGTTTAGCCCAACCGAACAAAAGAGTTTGCTTGATACTTGGGCAAAAAATCCGATTTATCCAAAATGAGCAAAGCACAGAGAGAAAAGGGCAAGCGCGGCGAGCGTCTGTGGCGCGATGTTGTTCGCTCATATGGCTTCGACGCACAGCGAGCAGGATACAAGCAGAGTCATCTTGGAAGCGGAGGCGCAGACGTTGAAGATGATTCTGGCTACTGGTGGGAAGTCAAATTCGTTGAGAAACTGAACGTCCGACAAGCATACGAACAGGCTTCCAATGCTTGCCCAATAGGGATGCCTCCTGTCGTTGCTCACAAGACATCTTCTAAACCATTTCTGGTCACTCTTGCGGGTGAAGATTTTTTGCGTCTGATCGCAGACAAGCGAGACATGACCAATACGCTCTTGCAGTTAGAGACGCGACTAAAAGAAATCGCCGATCGAACTGCTTGAAACAACAGAACAACACGAACACCAAATGAACGAACAACAAATCGAAAGCACGAGCGAAAGCACGTTTATAGTGGGCAAGGCAATCGCCGTTGCTCTTGTCAAAGCGCAATCCGAATATGGGCCAGCGCTTAAATCATCCGAGAACCCTCATTACAAGAGTCGTTATGCCGATCTTGCTTCGTGCGTCGAAGCAGTTGTCGGGGCGCTAAATAAACATGGAATCGCTTTCATGCAGCGCGTTCTTCCGAGCGCCAGCGGCGTGACAGTGGAAACGATCTTCATTCATACGAGCGGAGAGACGTTGAGCAGCGGGCCTTTGCACGTTCCTGTGCAAAAGAACGATGCACAAGGCTACGGCTCCGCGCTGACCTACGCACGGCGATACAGTCTTATGTCTGCTTGTGGCATTGCGCCAGAAGATGACGATGGAAATGCCGCAGCAAATCAATGGCCCAACGCCAACGCAAGCAAGTCGCAACACAAGCAATCTTCTGCAGCTACGCAGACGAAAACAATTTCAGACAGGGCAGATGATATTCCCTTCTGAATCAGCAACAATAACCAAAAACGAAAGAAAGTATAAATCATGCAAAATAAAATCGTGGTGAAACTTGATGTCACCAAAATAGACAAGACTCGCCTTCACGAAGGCAAAAAGGGCATCTATCTGGATGCTTTGCTCATGCACAATACGGGAGAATCCAAGTATGGAGATGACGGATTTATAATTCAGTCCATCCCCAAAGAAGCTCGTGACGCAGGCGAGCGCGGCCCAATCATTGGAAATTGGCGCTATCTTGTAAGCACAGCCGCAAACAACGATTCGAACAACGAGCAAGAGGGCGGGGAAAAAGTCCCCTTCTAATCATGGCAACCGCTGTTCACGGCATCGACGCCGAAACGTATAGAACCAGCGAAGGCATATCCGCATCAGACTTAAAATGGATTTTGCCTCCGCGCACACCAGCACATTATCACGCATACAGAACTGGGCAGATTAAGCGCGAAGAAACTCGCGCCTTCCTTATCGGCACTCTCTGTCATATGGCTGTTCTTGAACCAGAACGACTTGAAAAAGCATTTGTCGTGAAGCCAACAGGACTCGATCTTCGAAAAGTGGAGGGAAAGGAATGGAAGGCATCTGTCGGAGATGTTCCCATCCTTGACGCTGACGAAGCGACAATGATCGAAGGCATGAAAGCATCGGTCGCGGCACATCCTGCCGCTTACGAACTGCTTCACAACAGCAAGCGCGAGATTAGTCTGTATGACAGTCATCGCAGCGGACTCAAAATCAAAGGACGGCTCGACGTTCTTGGTAATGACTTCGTTGCAGATGTGAAGACAGCCGAGGCGGGAGACGCGCAGGGGTTTTCCTCTGCCATCTTTCGCTACAACTATCACGTTCAAGCAGCAATGTATTGCCAACTTGCCAAGGTCGAGCGCTTTGCGTTCATCGCCGTGGAAAAAACTGCTCCGTATGCCGTTGCCGTTTATGAGCTTTCGCCCACCGCATTGCAGATTGGATTAAGCGCGCTTAACAATGCGCTTGAACTGATCGCGAAATGCCAAGAGCTAAACGAATGGCCCTGTTATGCGAAAGCATCGCAAGTTATTGATCTGCCTTCATGGGCATACAAGCAAATGGAGATGACTCGATGAGCGACACTATAAACGAAAAGGATCTGCTCGGAACCGCGCTTGTCGAACACGGGTTAGTCGTTACCGATCTGGTTTGGGCCATGGAATGGCTCAACAGTCTGACCGACGATCTAAACACGCTTCATGGGCAGGGTTATCATCCGCGAACTGTTGAGTTTTTGGAAGAACTCGCAGAGCGAAGAAGGGTCAAAATCACTCTTAACAGCGTAGCGAGGGAGGTCGGACTATGAATCTCTCCGAACGCAGCGTCTGTGATGGGTTAGATGATGCGAGCATAATGGAAACGATGGCGTGGCTTAAAGAGCAATGCATTCTCCTGCAGTTTGAATTGCAATCAGCCAGCGACATTCTCAACGACAAAAGGGAGGGGGCAGAAATGCCTCCCCCCATGTCTGGAGGAAGCGAAGAATGATTTATATCAATCTGAAGACAAGCACACTTCGATCCGCCGAATACATAGGCAGCGAACCCACAGCACGAGCAACTTGGCTAAATCTGCTTTGCTACTGTTGCGAACAGGAAAACGGAGGCACAATCGCCGATTGTGTCTCATGGAAAGATCGTCAATGGCAGCAAACTTGCGGCGTTACGCTCTCGGAAGTGCAAGAGAAGTCTCCTCTCTGGCAATGGAGCGACGATCATCTGTCCGTTTTCTTTTACCCGCTCGACAAGCAGACAGAAGTCCAAGCAAAGCGCGAAGCAGGCAGAAGGGGCGGTCAACGCTCTGGGCAAAGTCGCCGCGAAGCATTGAGCGAAGCACAGATTCAAGCATCTGGCGAAGCACAGCTTCAAGCAGAGCTTGGAGAAGTGCTTGAACGGAAAGGAAAGGAAAGGAATGAAATAGAAAAGGAAAAGAAAGTGAAGACCAAAGTCGCGGAGCTTTCCGCGACCAGCGACAAGGATTGGCTTGAAGAATTGGCAAAGAATCCAGCTTACTCGTCGATCAATATCCTCGTTGAGCTTGGCAAGATGCAAGCATGGTGCGCGATCAACGGCAGACAAGCCAGTCGCCGCCGATTCATTAACTGGCTCAATCGAGCGGAAAAGCCCATAGCCAGCAACGGAATCGCCCCTGCAACGGGACGCAAGCCAGCGAGCGCATGGGAGCTACGACAGGCCATTGATGCCGTAAAGCAACAGGTCAGTCGAATACAGGGCGACCCAAGCAATAAGACGGCATTGGACAGTCATACGCCTTGGGAACGAAAGCTGAAGCCAGAAGCGGCAGAGCAACTGAAGCAACTGAAACAACGTGAGCAGGAGTTGCATACGCAACTCGCCATGCTCGGCAAGGAACACACACCATTAGTCAGACTATGATGACCAGAAAACACTACAAAATCGTTGCCGAAGCCATCAATCGAGTATGGCACATGAGCGGCAGAAAAACGCAACCGAAAGCTATGTTGGATCTGATCGGAGAACTCATGGGAGATTTCTATCGAGATAATCCGCGCTTCGATCCAATGCGCTTTCTCACAGAATGCAATAAATCAAAACAATGAACACCGACTACACCCCATTCCGTCTCTCGACGATTGTCGAAGCGGTAAAACTTGCAGAGCTTCGAATCTTGGAATCCAAGATTCTTGGTCTGAATCCATCTACGACTTACGAAACATACGACAAGGCAATCTTGGAAAGAACTATCAACGGCATTCTGGCCGAACTCGTAATCGGGCGACCCTTCAATAAATTCTATCTGCCAAGCACGAACACGTTTCACAAGCAGGCAGACGTAGGGCAAGATATTGAAGTAAGATCGTCCACGAATCCAGATTCGCCTTTATGGATTAGAGACAACGATGATCCAGCGCGGCGATACGTTCTGGTCATTTGCGATGCCATGAAGGGCTTTATCGTGCGCGGTTGGGTCTATGGCTACGAAGCAACGACAGACGAATGGTGGTTTGAGCCAGAAGGCAAAGAAGGAGAAGATAAGCCACGCCCAGCATGGAGATACAGAGGAGCATTGCGACCTTATAAAACGCTCACCGCTCTGCGACCCACCGATGCCAAAGGAGAAGTCGAATACAGATGGTGAGATGGCAATGGAGCGATTCATCCGAACACCCTTTGCGCCGTTACGCACGGCGCATCGGGTGGGACGATGTTCGTCTTATGAACGCACTACAAGAACACGGAATTATCAGCGATAATTGCATAAGCATTGATGACGTAGGCAACTACGCGCAAGCAATGATGAAGGCGCATGAGCGCATAATTAGGAATGAACTATGAGCAAAGAAGCGGCATACAAAGCAACGGGACATAAATACAACGGCAGAAATACAGGGAGAGGCGGACGAGAGAACTCCAAAATATTTAAGGCGATGAAAGGGGTGGCATCCTTTGATCTGCTCGACGCAATCGCCAGAGACGATGCCAGAAGACGCAACGAGCAGCGCACGAACGACACGGCAAACTCACAAAACACAAGACATTGAGGGTCAAGGAGTTAGGCTGGCAACAAAGTAAACTTTTCACTTCCGAAAGGGTGAGTGACACGCGACTCGCGTAGATTTCTTGCGTGTTTACTCGGAATTGTGCAAGTTAACACGTTGACACAAGCAGGAAACAAAATGACTGTCCGACAACTTGCCGCCGCTCTTGGGATTACCGCCGCAGGAGCCCACAAATGCATAAAACGTGGGATGCCTTCCGACAGCGTGGAGTCCGCGCAATCGTGGTATAAGACCAACGGACGGCACCGCTCGTTTGCTCCCGCAAGAGCGCACATTATCGCCGCAGAATCCAGCGCCATCACCGCGCCAACGCAACGCGCCGAGGTGATCGACGAAATGAATCGACGCGCAGAAGAATCAATAGAAGACCCGATCAAAACGCATACTGATACGGACAACTGTCGCGAGGCGTTGAATGAGCAGCGGCAACTCCGCAAGCACGCTGCAGCCCAAGTGGCGCGTCTTCATCACAGCGGAGACATCGAAGCCTCGCGTCGATGGGCGCAAACGCATCAGCAATACATTGCGAAGCAGGTTGCCTATGAACGACAACTGCGTGATTTAATGGAGCGCGATAGACGCACCATGCAGATCGAAGATGCCGAAAGAATTTATCGAACTGTCTTGCAAGATGTTCGAACGATTGCATCCTCCATGCCTTCTGCTCTCGCTGGCAAAGTAAATCCACAAGATCCCGTTCTGGCGCAAAAGCTATTGGAAGAATGGCGAGACAAAACTTTGTTCAAGGCTATTTATGAAAACCGTAACGCTACCGCTTAACAAATTAATTGCCTACGCAGGCAATCCTCGTAAGAACGATCATGCCGTGGAAACAATCGCCGCTGCCATCAAGCGCTTTGGTTTTCGCGTTCCAGTTTTGGCAAAATCGGATGGCTCTTTGATTGATGGTCATCTGCGAGTAAAGGCAGCAAATTATCTTGGCATGGAGGAAGTGCCCGTGGTTCTTTGCGACGATTTAAGCGAAGCGGATATTAAGGCGCTACGCATTAGCATCAATCGAATGGCCGAACTTGCCGAGTGGGATACCGAGCTATTAAGCGCGGAGCTTGAGGGATTGGCGGCGGAAGGATTTAGTTTGGAAGATTTGGGCTTTGATTCCGAGTCAGTGCCCAAGATGAAAGATTTGGAGAGCGCGTCCATTGACGATTTGCCTCCGACATTTGAGGTCATTGCGGAATGCAAAGACGAATTGCAGCAGCAGGAGATATATGAACTTCTGACCAAGCAACAAGTATCATGCCGACTTTCAACATTGTAAGAGAAAGCAAAATTGCCGCTTCATTTAGAGTGGCGCAGATTCGCGGAATGTATGATTATTCACGCGAAAGCGTTAGACACGAATGGACGAGCGTTTTGCCGTTGGAAGAAAAGTCGTGGGGAATTGGTTTGATCGTTGGCCCTTCTGGCTGCGGCAAAACAACTTTGGCGCAAACTGCGTTCGAATCTTTTTATTTTCATCAGCAGTTTGAATGGCACAAGTCCAATTCGTTTGTAGATGACTTTGACGAGAGTTGCGACATTAAGACAATTGTTTCGACGCTGAATGCCGTAGGATTTAGCTCGCCGCCTCATTGGTTTAAGCCATACGCGCATTTGAGCAACGGGCAAAAGTTTCGCGTCGAGTTGGCTCGCTGCTTGTTGAGCAACACGAGCGGAGTTGTTTTTGATGAGTTTACTTCCGTTGTTGATAGAGACGTTGCCAAAATTGGATGCGCGGCCGTTTCTAAATATTTAAGAAAGAAAGCGAGCCCTCCGTTCGTTGCCGTTTCCTGTCATTATGACATCATTGACTGGCTTGATCCAGATTGGGTGTTCGATGTAGGAAGTCAGCGCTTCGAATGGAGGGAGCGAAGGCGATTCCCTGAAATCGTCCTCGACGTTCGCAAAACAACAAGTGCCGCTTGGAACATTTTTAGAGAGCATCACTATTTAGATCATGCGCTAAACAAAACGGCGCAATGCTTCGTTGCAACGTGGAACAACAAGCCCGTTGCCTTTTGTTCCGTGTTGCATTTTCCTCATGCCGTTTGCGCCAACTTTAAGCGAGAGCATAGAACTGTAGTGCTTCCAGATTTTCAAGGAATTGGAATAGGAAATAGACTGTCCGAATATGTGGCAGAATATTTTTTGCGAAAGGGCTTTAGATTTATATCAACGACCTCTGCGCCAGCAATGATTCGACACCGCGCAAAATCGTTGAGATGGAAAATGACGCGACTCGGCAAAACCGTGAAGAACGTAAGAATGAAAACTTCGCATAAACGAATCACGGCGAGCTTTGAATTTATTCGATGACATTATCCATACAACTTGATCGAGCGCTGCGAGAAGTATTTGCGCCAGTGGATAAGCGCGATGTGTGGGAATGGGCGGAGGATGAAATAGTTTTGACGCGCAGACAGACGGAAACTCCTGGCCCATATTCAACACTTCTAACGCCATACGTTCGTGAGCCATTGCAGGCATTCGCAGATGCAGAGATTACGGATTTATGTCTTTGCTTCGGAAGTCAGACATCCAAAACCACAGCGATGATGATTGGCGCTGCGTGGCGCATGGTCAACAATCCAGTGCCGACGATTTGGGTTATGCCGAGCGAAAATCTTGCACGATCATTTAGCGAAAATCGCTGGCAGCCGATGGTGGATGATTGCGACAAACTGCGAGCCTTAAAACCGAGCAATGTAAATAGATTCAAAACTTTGGAGCAGCAATTCAAAGACTGCACATTGACGTTTATTGGTTCAAATAGTCCTGCAAATTTGGCATCTCGACCTGCTGGACTGCTTATTATGGACGAAACGGACAAGTTTGCCATGCCGAACGAGCGCGAAGCTGGCGCGGTTGCGTTGGCAGAAAATAGAACCAAGAGTTATACAAATGCATTGCGAGTAAAATCGTCCACTCCGACAACGGCAGAGGGAGAAATTTGGCAGGCATTTTTGCAAGGCGATCAAAGATACTACTTCGTTCCATGTCCGCACTGTAATGCAATGCAGCGATTGTTATGGCAGCAAGTGAAATGGAGTGATTCGGCACGAATGAGCGATGGCGCATGGAATGAAGATGAAGTTCGGGCGACAACTTATTATGAATGCGAAAGCTGTTCTCAAAAAATTACGGATTCGCATAAAACGCGAATGCTGCGAGCGGGAGAATGGCGAGCCACTAACGCCAACGCATCAAGAGGCAGAAGAAGCTATCATTTGAATTCTTTATATGCTCCGTGGCGTTCGTGCGGGTTTGGAGAACTCGCAGTTTTATTTTTGCGCCAAAAGGCTTCGCTGCTTGGTCTGCAGGATTTTATTAATGGCGCACTTGCAGAGCCATGGATTGATGATGCAGAGAAGCAAGAAGAAGTAAGAAGCTCTGCCAGCGATTATTTGTCAGGAGATCGGTGGAGCGAAGCCGAGTTTTCTGCAATGACTGTTGACGTTCAAGACGCTGGAGGGCGGCATTTCTGGGTAGTAATTAGAGATTGGTCAAAAGACGGCAGAAGTCGCGGAAGATTTGCTGGCAGAATTGAATCGTGGGACGATCTTGAAAAATTGCGCGAAGAAAACGAGATTCGTCCGCCGTGCGTATTCGTGGATTCTGCGTTTGCTACTCGCGAAGTTTATTGGCATTGCTGTCGCTTCGGTTGGGTCGCGCTGCGAGGCAGCGAGAATGAAAGTTTTACATGGGCAGACAACGGCAAAAAAATTCAACGAGCATATGGCAGACCAGAGCGCGGCGATCCAGCAGGCGGCGGCAGATGGGATGCGGGAAACTTAACGCGACGAAATTGTCCGCTGATAAAATTTTCCGCGCCAACTTGTGAAGATGTTTTGGATGCATTGAGACGCAGCGAGCCGCCGATCTGGGAATATCCCAAGGATTTTTCCAGCGATTGGCACGAGCAAATGGGAAGCACGATCAAGCGCAAGATGAGAAATCCCGTAACGGGAGTAACTAAAGCAAAGTGGGTCGTGATCAAGGGACGCCCAAACCATCTTCGCGACTGCGAAAAAATGCAGATTGCGGCAGCGCTTTTGGCGCGAGTGCTTTCTCCGTCTTCCGAGCGCAATTCCGAGCGCTGAACAGAGTAAACGATAGAGGCCTCTCATGGAAGTGCTTGATTTTCAAGCATTTACAGAGAGGCTTTTTTTTCTGGAATAATTCTTGATCGGGCAAGCGCTTGTGTTATTTTGATCTCGATGAAAGCAAACGAAATCAAAAGCAAAATCGAAAAAGACATTCTCTCTCTTGCAAAAGACGAGCGGATCCAATTGACCGAAACGCAAGTTTTCAACGGAGTGGAAGACATTTATCTGCACATCAAAGAACGCAAGCAAATGGATCAACTGTTCTTTATTCGCGGCAATGAGTCGCAGGACATTTGGGACATTGTGAAAATGTGGATGCTGCGTTGAACAACTTTTCAAGAATCAAAAAATGAAAACACACACCCCACGAGTCGAAGAAATTCGCAAGAATATGGCAGTGATGAACTGGGACGGGCGGAAGTGGCTCGTCATTCGCGGAATCAATGGCGCGGAAATTCTTTTCGCTCATAAGAAGCAGAGCGAGGCGAACAACTTTTGCCAAACTTGGAACACTGATCTTGCCGTAAGACTGAACACTTACATGGGCCGCAATTTGATCTGAACAAACAACAACACCAAAACCAACAGAATAAAAAATGAAAAAGAACATCACACAAGACAACGAGAAACGCATCACTGGAGCGCTCTCACACATCAGACCCAAGCAGCGCGTCTTCGTTCGTCTGCTTGTCATTGAAGAACTGCCAGCGCTGCAAGCTATTGAGCGCGCAGGATTCAAGACTCGTCCGCAACTCGCATTGATTCGGATGATGAAGAACACAGAAGTCAAATCCGCGATCGAAGTCGTTAAGCGCATTGTCAGCGGCGAGCATGATCAGCAAATGCAAGAGAACGACAAGCAGCAAAGCAGCAAAGCAGTCCGCTCTGTGACGCAGGAAAACAAAGCGCAAAACGTGATCGCTTCGAACGGCACTGACGCTCTGCGTTCAGCATTGCGCGAAATCATTGGCGACACTCTCGACGAAAAGCGGGTCACGGCGATTGTTCGCGAAGTCGTGAAGCAGGAGGTGGGTCTTGCGCCAACTCGTATTGAAGTTGTCACTCCTGCAGGCAAGTCCTATGAGGCGGGAATTCAACATAAGCAATTTTCTCGACTCATGCTTATGCTGCAAGCGGGCTGCAACGTCTATCTGGCAGGAGCAGCAGGAACAGGCAAGACAACGGCAGGACGCGAAGCGGCGAACGCTCTTTCGCAGTTATGGGAGCGCGAAGTTAAATTTTACTTCAATGGAGCGATTGATAGCGAACACAAATTGATCGGCTTTACTGACGCGCAGGGGCGCGTTGTCAGTCGTCCGTTTCGCGAAGCGTTCACGAAGGGCGGACTTTATTTATTTGATGAAGTGGATGCGTCCATGCCGAGCGCGTTGCTTGCATTCAATGCCGCACTGTCGAATGGGCATTGTGATTTTCCAGACGGATGCTTTGAAGCTCACCCCGATTTTCGATGCATGGCAGCGGCGAACACTTGGGGATTTGGCGCGACTCACGATTATGTGGGTCGTGCAAAGCTGGACGAAGCGTTTCGCAATCGTTTTGCAATGCTCAATTGGGACACCGACGAAACTCTGGAGCGTCATCTGGCTTTGCGTCAGATCAATGATCAAGAGCTTGGGGGGCGCTGGGTCACTCACGTTCAGCAATGCAGAGCTAACGCGGCTCGCGCTGGCATTCGTTGCGTGATCAGTCCTCGCGCTTCGATCGGTGGATGCAAGCTCTTGCAGGCAGGCGACACTTGGCAGAACGCGCAAGAGTCCGTGATTCGTATGGGCATGGCGGAAGAATCTTGGAAACAAATCGTCGCCTAATTCAATTAAGGAGAAGCAAAATGAATCGCGAACACAAAGTCAACGACAAGGGACAAATTATGTTCCACTCGCCCACCGAACTCGCCAACGCTGCAAAGACTTCATATTTGAGCGGCGGTGGTTCTTGGTATGGAAATGAAACGACCGAAGATTATCTTCGCAAGACGCGCACAGGAGATGCAAGTCGCGTTGCCGATGCCGAAAAACTACTCGCTAAAATTGAACCAGAACTGCAGCGTGACAGCGTTGTCTGGCAGAACAATGTCGTTGGCGCGTATCCAGATGTTGCGGCGTTTCTTGCGAACGATCCCGAATGCATGAGACGGCGACACATTACGGAAGACGAGCGTTCTCCGTTGCGCGTTTGGGTTGATGTTACTTCGTCCGCTTCTTTTACTTGGCAGGATCTTCTGCCTCGTGGCATCGCCGCGCTGGCGCTGGTTATGCAGTTAATCCGAAGCGGACGCGCCGTAGAGCTTTGGACATATACGTCACTTCACGGCAAAGAAAATGGACAGACTGTTATCTGCGTGAAGATGGCGACAACGCCCATTGACGTTGCGAGCGTTGCTTATTGCATTACTTCGCAGGGCTTCGCTCGTGGTCTGTGCTACGGAACGGGCAGACAGATGAACGGCTTCAATGGGTCATGGGGCCGAAATTATGTCAAATATGGAACTCTTGCTGCTCGTCTCGCTGGAGCGCGCAAGACGCTGGAGGGTCTTGTTGCTCCGCAGGATATTATTCTGCCAGCGCCATTCGTTGAAGATAAACAGGACAAGGGAGACGCTGGGCTTGTGTTTCGCGATCCTGTTAAATGGGTCTTGGAAACGTGCAAGAAAGCGCAAGCAGGGAATAACGATTGACTCTCTCTCCGCCCCGCCAAGCGCGGGTCGGAATGGAGCGCCAATAGGCAATCCAAACAACAACACCAAAACCAATGAAAACCACAGATAAAATCATAATCGGAAAAACCATCAGTCGCAGTCGCGGCATGAAGATATTAAACGAAATGGCAGATGACGATTCGGTTCGTGACATTATCAATGCCATTCCTCGCAATCAGCGCAACAGACGAATCAGAAAGTTTGTCAGTCTTGCGTCACAGCGCGGAGTAAGCGCTGGCGTTTTGCTTGCGCTCGTCGAATATCTCAAAAAATAAAATCTTATGAATAAACAAATCAGAAAGCAAATGCGTAGAGCAGTCCGCAGACAAAATGCATATGATCTGTATGACGCTCTTGCAGATAACGGATACGAAAGCACCGAAGTCTGGCGCAACGGAAGCAGCATTGTATGGCTCACGCAATACATTCTGCAGCTATTGGCGGCGGATGCTCGTTCACGCGCCGTGGAATCTCACAGCGATCAAATGATCGTCGTGGCCGAACAAATGGAACTCGCATAAAAAAGTTATGACAAACAAAGCAGCACAAGCAATTGCAAGATGCATCAGCGTTATTGCACAAGACTCGGCGAAAATCGCCGTTATTGATCAAGAGCAACGCGCAAGTGGCATCAACGCATTCAATTCACAAGCGAGAGTATCGCTGGTGGAAAACATCGAGCGACACGAAAAATATCTCGCTCAACGACTACAACAAGAAAGCAAAACGGAGAACAATAAATGAACAACGACAAACCGAAAACGCACGACGAGGCGACAGCATGGCTGGAGAAAAAAATGCAAGAACTGATTGAGCAGATTGCAAGCGAGTTGAACAATCTGACTTGCCCAAAATGTGATGAGCCGATTGGCGATCATCCAGCGCTGTCTCGACGAGATAACAAAACGCAAATCTGTTCGAAGTGCGGAACGAACGAAGCAATGGAAGATGCTTTTGGAATAAGCATTTCATGCGACAATCGAAAGCGCTTCCAAACGCGAATCGTAATCACGCGAGGCGCGGAAGATTTCCCAGAAGTCTTCGTCAAGTCATGTCTTGAGCGTCATGCGAATCAAGATTGGGGCGATCTGGACAAGCAAGACAAGCAGGCGAATGACGATGCCGTTAAACATGGCGGCAGAGTGTTAAGCAGTTACACGTTGCGCGGCGATAAGCTATGGATTATCACAGAAGCCGATCGGAGCGTGACCACGATTCTAACTCCAGACGAATATTGATATGAACAAACTCACCAGCCAAACCAAAGTGAAGCGCTATCTTTTAGATTATGCTTTAGCACATCGCTCTCACAAATTCACCAGAGTTTCGCAGGAGACTCTGGATCGCGTCGAAGCCGCCGCTCGTGCTGTCGCAAAACAAATCGTGACATCCGCGCCATCGAAAGGAAAAACGCTATGAGCGATCACGCACAGCAAGAATCTATTCGTCTTGCCGCTGCCGCTCTTGGCAAAAAGGGCGGAATGGCTGGGCGCGGAGACTCAAAGCGCCGTTCGACGGAGCATTATAGAATGGCGGGACTGAAGTCCGTAGAAGTCAGGAGAGCCAAACGGGATATAAAAAGAACCGCTTGACATATAAGGGGGCCGTGGTTAGTAGCTCCGTCAGATTTGACGAAGCGAATGAATCACGGCCCCTCTTCCATTGATGACGTAGCAGAGCGGAACAAAGGCATCGGAGTCTGGGACGTTCAGACTTGCGAGCCAGAACTTCCGCATGACACGGCAGAGGATATTTTTCTCGATGCAAAATTGCGCGTCAATTTGCCTGCGGAATTGTCCGCTCATGTCGCGCTAATTAACTGGTGGAGTCTGGAAGTCTTTCGTCAATTTTGGAAAGACTACGAAGCGCAAGAAGGCGGCGGTCATGCCTCGCGCTCATTCGGAGATGAGGCGGCGATTCGTCTTCTTCACGCGCTACAAAACAGCCACGACAGAAGCACAGCGATGCGAGCCGAATGTTATTTGGCGGTAATCAATCGCAAGCCAGAGTCGCAAACGCAAATCGCCAAGGCATACGGAGTAAGTCGCGCCGCCATTTCAAAAATCTGCGTTCAAATCGTCAACGAACTTGGTCTTTCGAACGCTCGTCATATGAAAAGTGACACAGCCAGAGAATCTTACCGCAAGCGAGCCTTGCGAATACACAAACAAAGAAAACAAACCATATGCAAACTACCGACACAAAACTCGTTCAGCCGTCTATCAACCTTGAGGACTGCATTGATGCAGACACTTGCTCCCGCGAGCTAAACCGATGCGCCAATGAGGCAGACAAGTGCGCGGCGATGGCGCAGGGATGCGCGGAAATCGCCATTCGTCATGCTTGGAACGCTGGAGCCGTCTGTCTAAAGGCAAAAGAAATTTTGTCGAGAGGCGAATTTGGCCCTTGGCTGGAAGAAAATTCCAAGGAGCGCGGAATCGTGACTCTTTATAAATGGATGAAGCTGGCAAAGTTTCAGTTAAGTGAAATTTTGAGCGGACAACCCAAGGGTCTAAACGATGCCTATATTGCGGCAGGCGTTCTGCCCATGGCCGAACAGAAACAGCAGCAAGAGGGCGAAGAACAAGAGAAGCCTCCATTCGTTCTGTCATTCAAAACAAAATATAAGAACGCAACCGAATGGGATAAAGACGCAGCGCGTGATTTTTTATACGAATTCGAACGACTCGGCAGATTGGCAATGCAGCTAAAAACAGAATTTGGCATATGAAGAACGCCACTCCTTTTTTGCTCTTTGCTTTCGCCGCATTGGGATTCGTTTGGTCTGTCGAAGCCTGTGCTTCTGTGATTATGAGACTGCTTGGATTTTGACAGGTTACAAAGATCATGGCGCGTTCCACTTTTTTTGGTCTTCCGATCGCTACTCTTGAGGAGTTGCGTGACGAGTATGTTGACGCCATCAAGGCGATCGCGACCAATGGCGTTTCGTATAGTATCGGCGGCAGAAGTTTGTCCCGCGCCAATCTTACAGAACTGCGCGATACGTTGGCCGATATAATTGCCGCCATTGATCGCGCCAGCGGCAATCGTCGCAGAACTCTTTACGCCGATTTCAGCGGAGTGCGCTCATAATGAATCTTGTTGATCAGACAATCGCCTTGTTCAGCCCAAAGGCAGCGCTTCGGCGTGAGGTAGCTCGTCAGAAGTTGACGGCTTTTTCTCGCTTTGACGCCGCCAAGATCACGCGCCAACGTCCGCAGGCAAGACAGAATATGCCCGCCGAACAAATTGGCGGGACGATCGAGAGAATTCGTCTAATGAACAGAGCGAGGGATCTGGATGATAACTTCTCAACGATTCGCGCCATTCTTACACACTTTATCGTTCACGTTGCTGGCTCGCTGTCTTATCAGGCTCGCACTGGTAATGCTGAACTTGATCGTGAGGTGGAAGCCTATCTGGAGAAATGGTTTTATGGGTGTGATATTACTGGAAGACATTCTTTGCTTTCTCTTACGCAGTTGGTTCTTCGCGCCGTGTTAGTCGATGGCGATTGTGGCATGGTTATTGTGCGCGAAGGGCAAGAACTAAAACTGCAGAGCGTTACGGCAGATCGAATCGGTCGAGACATTGATCTGGATCAAAATCAGGTGAACTATGTTGGCGGAATAACCATGGATTCTATCGGTCGTCCCGTTAGCTATCGCGTATATCAGCGAGACAGATCGGGAAGATACCTTGGATTCGAAGACGTTGGCGCAGAAAATTTCTGTCATATTTTTGTTCCTACTCGCCTCGACGAATATCGAGGACGATCCGTTCTTGCCGCCTGTCTGGATGACGCGCAGGACGTAATGGATCTAATCGAATACGAAAAGCTGGCGGCACGATGGGCAAGCAGTCAGGCGGCTGTAATCAAAACAGAATATGGGGCCGATGAAGAAATGGCGTCCGTTCTTCGTGGCGATCGTGATCAATTCGGAAATGAGATGAAGCTAACGGCGCTGGAGCCTGGTCGAATTAATTATCTCGGCACTGGTGAAAGCATGGACGTTTTCAAAAACTCCGACAGACCCGCGCAGGCATTTTCTAATTTTGTAAAATATTTGGAAGATCGTATGTGTCGTGCGCTCGGAGTTTCGGCGAGAGTGACGCTGGATCGCACAAGTGCAGGGCCAGAAGCGCGTAAAGATCTTCGGCAAGCCGAACGGACGTTTGATTTTTGGCGCTATCAGATGGAGCATCAGTTTCTAAACAAGGTGGTGCGTCTTGCGTTGATGGATGCCGCTGGCAAAGGACTTCTGCCCAATCGTCCCGAAGTAATACAGGGACAATGGCAATGGGCGGGATCAGTTAGTATCGACGCTGGTCGCGATGCTCGCGCCGATATTGAATTGTGGCGCACTGGACTCGCTACGGCAGCAGAATTATATGGCGAAGCGGGGCACGATTGGCAGACGAGCATTCGTCAGCGCGCCAAGGAGGCTGCTTATATCAAAGAAATGGCCGAAGAAATGGGAGTAACAGTTTCCGAAATCTCAAGCGGCGTGGAAAGCGTGGCAACGGATCCGAATGTCGCACCTATTACAGCGACAGCAAGCAACGACAACGCAGATGCCGAGCAACAAATTGCCGAAGGGACAATGGCTCCAGAAACAGTGCAAGATACCGCGCTAAACGGCGCACAGGTTCAAGCCTTGTTGGAATTGGCGCAGTCTGTTGCTGGAGGAATTCTTTCGGTAGAAGCGGCAAAAGCTCTGGCCGCAGCAGCATTTCCTCTCGTGCCAGAAGAAATCATCAATCGTATCTTTGATAATATCGAGCCGAACTCTCTCACTCCCGATGAAATTCGGTCTGCCGCAGCGGACGCCAATTTGTCTGCATCGCAATTTGCGATACCAGCAAAATATGCTCATATTAATTTTAAGCCCACGGCGGCTATGGCCGTAGAGGCAAAGCGCGGACTTGAATGGCGACAAGAATATAATCGCGGAGGCACAGCCGTAGGCGTTGCTCGCGCTCGCGATCTTTCTAATCGAGCCAATCTTTCGGTGGAAACAGTCAAGCGAATGCATAGTTATTTTGCTCGGCACGAAGTCGATAAACAGGGGCAAGGATTCAAGCCAGATGGCAAAGAATATCCTTCGGCTGGACGCATCGCGTGGGCGCTATGGGGCGGCGATGCTGGTCAATCTTGGGCGGCGGCTCGCGTGGCACAAATGGATGCCGTCGATGACGAAGAAGGCTAATACTTAACGGGGGCGATTGCTTCGACCGATCCTGCGGGATCTGGCACGGGGGTTCAAACCCCCCGCCTCCACCTTTTGACAATCAGCATTGTGCATGACCAAGACTGATTTCGCCGCTCTTAACGGACAGATTGATTCGCAGGCAGGCATTATTTCCGATGTGAGTGTCATAACTGTCGGTGAAGCCAAGGGTCACGGAATGTTGATCGACGCACAGACGTTGATGGAAGTAAAACGCGCCGCAGAAACTTATAGCGGCGGTTTAAAGGTGAAGACGGATCATTATAGTGGCTTCAATGAAATCGTTGGCGTTCTAAAAGATTTTCGAATTGATGGCGATCAACTTCGCGCCGATCTGCATTTGCTAAAAAATCACGAAGCTACGGCTCGTATTTTGGAAATGGCTGAACTAATGCCAGACACTTTTGGTCTTTCTATTAGCTTCAGTGGTCAGCATGACGAATCAGATGGCGGCACAGTTTTTGCGCGCTGCTCTGAAATCTATTCTGCCGATTTAGTCGATGCGCCTGCGGCTAATCCAACAGGACTTTTTTCCGCAAAGGTTGACAGCGTGAAACAAGCTATGGACGAAAAGCAATTCGCTGAAGCATTGTCTGCCGCTCTCGCACCTATCACCGAGAAGCTGAACGCTTTCGAAGCATTCATGGCAGATGCCACCACCAAATTTGCCGCTCTTGAAGCCAAGCCCGAAGACAAGATGGCCGTCGAAGTGGAAATTTCGGAAGACGATTCCGAAGAAGACAAGCCCGAAGACGAAGCCATGAGCGCCAAGCTCGCGGCCGAAGTTGCTGAACTCAAAGCTCTCGTCGCCAACTTTGGGGCCAAGCCTCTTACTCCCGCCGTGGCGCTGGAAGTAAAAGCTGAAGCCAAGGTTCCTACCAATTTTTCCGAAGCTCTTGAAGTCGTGAAGACTGAAGGCTTGAGCGGTTCTGCCGCCACAAAAGCCGTCATCGCTCGCTTCCCTGACCTTTACCTCGCCGCTCGTAATAGCGGCATTCGCACTCTCTAACTAATAAAACACTATGGCTACCCAAGTTGATTCCACTAATCGCGCATTCGTTGCGACCTCCGCTATCTCGGCCTTCCGTCTTGTGAAGCTCGACACTACGGAGAATCAAGTCGTCGCCGCCACAAACGGCGCGGCTATCGGGTTCACGCAGGAAGACGCTTCGGCGGCTCAAACCGTGAACGTCAAACTTTTTCACCCCACCTACTTCGCTACTGTCTCTGGCGCAGGCGTGGCCGCTGGCTCTGTTGTTCAAGCAGTTGCCGCTGGCACTGTCGCCTCGGCTGGTGGTGTTTCTATTGGTTACGCGATCAACGCTGGCACTACAAACGACATCATTGAGATTGCCGTTTCCGTGAAGCCTATCATCTAACCGACTAATACTATGGCATACGTTAACTCAAACGCACTTCCCCGCGCAGAAATCAGCCAAGCTGTTTTCGAAGCGCAAAACAATCTGGGCGCTCTGCCGTTCATCGGCGTGGACGTCCTTCCGATTCTGTCGGTTCCCGCTCGCTCTGGCGAGTATGTGAAAATTGATTGCGGCCCTGCCGAAGTCTTCAATCCTGATGCGGCCAAAACCGCTCCTGGAACTGATCGCGCTCGCGTCACTCGTCGTTTCAATACGGACAATTATACTTGCCAAGCCTACGAGCTTGAGGAGTTGCTGCCCGATGAAACCTCGGCTGATCTTGGTCGTTACTTCGACGTTGAAGTTGCCTCGGCGACTTTCCTCAACAATCAGTTGATGATTTCGCACGAGCAGCGCGTTGCTACATTGCTCTACGGCTCCAGCATCAGCGCGATCTCCGCGACTGCCGCTTACACCGCTGGCTCGATCGACACGCTCGACATCGCCAAAGACGTTGATGACGCGCAAACCGAACTCGCCAAAAAGAACGTGGTTGCCGATACGGTCATCATGTCCTTGCAGGTCTTCAATCGCATTCGTCGTTCGACCAAGCTGTTGAACAACATCTTCGGTCCCGTTAAGAATGTTTCGCAGGCTCGCCCTGCCTCCGCCGAGGAAGTTGCCTCCGCGCTGAACGTGAATCGTCTGCTGATCGGTCGTGCCGCCAAGAATGGCGCGGCGAAGGGTCAGACTTACAGCGGTTCCTTCATCTGGGGTAACAACAAAGTCATCGTCGCCAAGCTCGGCGCTGGTGAGTTCACCGCTGGTGGACTTGGCCGCACCTTGCTCTGGTCCGAAGATTCTCCGTCACCGCTGGTCTCCGAGACTTATCGTGACGAAGCTCGTCGCTCCAACGTCATTCGCTGCCGCCACAATACGGCTGAAAAACTGATTGACGTTAGCTGTGCGCTTGGTATTGATACTTCCTACGCGTAACAGTTGTTCGTTGGGTTGTTGGTGTTCTCATAACTGGAAGCCCCGCCGAAAGGCGGGGTTTCTTGTTTTGACAGATTGGTTTGCGGAGGATAGGTAATCCGTAAATGAAGATTGCAATATGTATGATCGCAGGCAATGAGTCTGCACACATTCGTCGCGCACTTGATTGCGCGTTTAGCGTCACCGATCTTGTCGTTGTAGTAAGAGCGATCGGAGGACAGACGGCAGACGAGACTCTTACAATAGCCAAAGAGCGAGGTTGTATTGTCGGGGAGTATTATAACAATCCCGCAACGGCATCTTGGCAATTTGTCGATGACTTTGCTTCTGCTCGCAATGAAGCCTTTCGACTTGGAATAGAAGCGGGAGCGGACTGGTTAATGTGGATGGACTGCGACGATACGTTGCCCGAAGCAATGGGCGAGCGCATTCGAAAAGCCTGCGAAGAAACAAAAGAAGATTGGATTTTGGCAGAATATGTTTTGCCAATGCACGGAAAGTCAGTTTGGCGCGAACGACTTTTTCGCGCTGGAACTGCGGCGTGGTTTTATGGCGTTCACGAGAAATGCGTTCCTGTTGCAAGCTCCGACATTCAAGAATCCTTAAAGGTAAGAGTTCGCCGCGACATTCAAGTGGTTCACGAACCGATTGGCAGCAAGCATCAATCGCAGGAACGCAACATCAACATTCTGCGTTGGCGATACCAAGAGGCACAGCATCTCGCCTTTTATCTGCATTACGAATATTTTCTTTTGGGAGATAAGGAGCAGGCCGCGCACTACGGCATTGAGGCGTTACGAATGAAATCCTTGGATGGGGTATATCGCTACGAGGTCATGCTTAATTTGGCCCTTCTTGCTGCCGAGAATGCCGCCGCACAAGACTTATGCCGTCGAGCCATAAGACTATGCCCAACACGGCGCGAAGCTCATCACATTCTTTCTCTGCTGCAAATGGACAACGGAGAGGTCGAAGAATCATTGAAAACGTGCGAACACGTTCTGACCATACCGACCCCCAAGATTCCAGAGTGGACGCATCGACCCGATTGCTACGGCTGGAAAGCTCATGCAGCGCTTGCGTGGGCGCATCGTTTGGCTGGGAATAGGGAGAGAGCCGAGCAAATAGAAAAAGCCGTTCTGGAGGGCGCTGGGAGGCCAAGAATTAGTCTTCTTCACGCCACTCGTGGGCGCTGGTCGAAAGCTATTGCCGCATATAATATGTGGTTGAGCCGTGCCGCCGATCCCTCCGCAGTCGAGCATTGGTTCGCCATTGATGCGGATGACGAAGAATCGCTTGCTCATCTTGCTCGCTTTCGTCATGTGGTGGTTCCCTCTGGAGGCTACTCGGTGCGAGCATGGAACAAGGCGGCGGCGTGTTCCACGGGGAACATTCTCGTGCAGATGGCGGATGACTTTGAGCCGCCTGCACAGTGGGACAAGGCCATGATTGATGCTTTCGGTGGAGCAATATTCCAACCAAAGGTGCTGCGAGTATCGGACGGACATCGCAAGGATGGTTTGCTAACCATCGCCATCATTACCCGCGAGTGGTATCGGCAGCACGGATTGTTTTACATTGAATACAACAACGTCTATTCCGATACCGATCTAACAGCCACGGCGACCAAGAAAAATGCCATCATCAACGCACACAATATCGTAATAAAGCACCACCATCCTTTCTTTGATCCGTCAGTTCAAATGGATGAAATCTATGAGCGCGGAAATAATGCTGCGGAATACGAGCGCGCAAAACAAATCTATGAACGAAGACATCCCGAACTGGTTCGACTATCCTGACCTCTACAAGCAACTTGCAGAGCAAATACCAGAAGGTGCTACCTTCGTAGAGGTCGGTGCGTGGATAGGTCATTCAGTCAGCTACTTCGCCAGTGAAGTGAAAAAGCTCGGCAAGAAGGTTCGTATCGTGGCGATAGACACTTTCAAGGGAAGTGCGACCGAGGATTTGCAGAAGAATATTGCAGAGCAAGCAGGAGGCAGCTTCCGCAATCTGTTTGACGCTACGCTCGCGCAGGCAGGAGTTCTTCAGATGGTGGATGTGATAGAGGGTGACAGCGTTTCCGCAGCCAAAGAGTTTGAAGACGCATCGGTGTGGGGAGTATTCATTGACGCAGATCATACAACCGAAGGAGTCTTGCGAGATATCGCCGCTTGGAAACCAAAGGTAATCAAGGGTGGCGCTCTCGCGGGACACGATATTGATAGCGATGCTGTTCGATCAGCGGTCGAACAATCTCATGATGAATACGTTGTGAGTGGTCGCTGCTGGATATGCATATGAAACGCGCCAAATTATCCGTCTTAATCCCTACAATCACTCACCGCCAAAAGGAGGCCGAGCGTCTATTCGTCAATCTGGAACAGCGAATAGGCAATATGCCTGTTGAGTTGCTGATGCTGCGCGACAATCGCTGGCAAAACATTGGAGAAAAACGCAATCAACTGCTTCGTGCCGCCACTGGCGAATACATTACCTTTCTTGATGATGATGATGAATTGCTGGATGGCTACTTTGAAATGGTTTTGCCAGAAACCAGAAAGGGCTTGGACGTTATTTGCTACGATCAAGAGGCTATTATAGACGGAGCAAGAGGTCGAGTGTCCTGTTCGTTGGGAAATCCCATGATGACGTTTGTTCCTCATGCCGTAGTAAAGCGTCCTCCGTGGTTCTGGTGCGCTTGGCGGCGCGATCTGGCCTCGGCATATAGGGTTCCAGAGTCTTTCGTGGATGGCAATGGAGTCACGCATCACGAAGACGTTTTATGGCTGCGGCATTTATGGGTCGAAGCAAAGACGCAAGTGGTTATTCCGCAAATGCTCACGCGCTACAACTTCAACAGCGCAAAAACCACTCTGCAGAAGCCATTGACAGAGGCGGCATAGCATGGCCTTGGATACGACACGACTCGCCGCAGAACTCGATGCGATGATTGCCGATTTGCCTGCCGAAGTTACATTCGGCAGCGTGACTTTCGACGCCGCAATGACGATGGCGACCATTGGATCGGACATTGCAGAGGGCGGATTCATGCCATCTCGTGACGTAGGTCTTCACGCAAAGACCACAAGCACTACCAAAACCGTTAAGGTAGGCAGTAAACTATCTGTCGCCTTGGCAGGCGTAATCACAATCTATCGTGTAACGCAAATTGAGCGCTCGCACGATGGACAGGAACTTATTTTCTCATGCCAGAGTCACCGCCGCTAACTTATCAGAGCGTTCGTCGCCGCGCTCCCGAACCGCTGGAAGAAGCGGTAGAAAAAGCCGTGTCTGATCTTATGGCATTCACGCTGCAAGCCTACAATTTGGCTGATCTTTCCGTGACTCGCGCCGATGTTGGCACTGATCTTGAGCTTCCTGCCGTAGTAATTCGCGCCGCAAGACTGCGAGAGTCTATTCCGACAGGAGATGTTTACGAAGTAGAAGTATCCGTAGCAGCGATGGTTCTAATGGATAAGCTCAATGACTGCGATGGCGATCCCGAAGAATATATGGATGAGCTTTGGTCTGCAGTTGTTGCCGTAATTGAAGACCCGCAGTTTTTTCTGGTGCTGTCAGACAGTCGAAACTCTGTGCGGTGGCACGGAATTGTTCGCAATAATGCCATGGAATACGCTCGTGAGGAACGTCATGCCGTTCGCACCATGCGCTTCAGCGTTCACGTTTCTCGTCTTTACGTTGCATAGGTTGACAGTAGCGGCAAGACATGGCCGCAACAGTCATTTCTTCTTCTGCCGCCGCTTCTGTCGTTTTTGGATGCACGGCAGAATCGGGCATCATCATCAATAATTTCACTTACACGACCCAACGTGAGAAAGCGGAGGTCATGGACGAGGACGGCGATGTGGTTGCCGTTAGTTTCTATAAGCCGACCGCAACGATTAGTCTTGATGGCACTCTAAATGGATCGGCTGGCGTTGCCGCCGCTGCTCCTGGGGTCGCGCTGACGCTTAATTCCAGCACAAGTGGCAACGGAGTCACGGGCGGAACAATTCTTGTGGATTCCACTACGCGCACGCAGACCAGTGAAGGTTTCACCACCTTTGCGGTTGAAGGCACGAAGTATCCGCTTCTGTAATTTTATCTCCTAACGCGATGCGGTGGGCGCGTAATCCCACCGCCAAAATTTATATATGAAAATTGAGGCAAGCACGCACGACGAAGTATTTATTACAAGCAGCACTCGCATTGCGACCATGTTGCTTTTTTGCGGTCACACTTTGCGCCGACCGCCATGCACCAGACAGGTTCGCAGAGACGGACGAACCATCGTTACTTTTCTTTTTAATCCCGCATCGGAGCAATCGCTGGAAACGTGTAACAAGCTGGCGGCAAGATGGGTTGAGTTGGAGCAAAAGGATTCGGGTGATCAATCCGAAGATGCCTTGCGTCAGCGACTCGTCTATGCCGTCGAGCTTTCGCGTTCAGAAGATAAAGTTTCTCAATGCTACGCTCATGCAATCTGGCGAGACGTTGCCTTGAGTATTGTAAAGGCGACTCCGAGAGTGGTTGAAGTCGCTGGCAGCGCTGGCGCAATGGGCTATTTTCGCGAAGATGTATCACCAGAAGAAATCAACAAAATGACAAAATATCTATGAGCGATCACGACCTACAAACTGACGAAGAAGTATTGACGCTGGCGACCAGAGAAGAACTGCTTACAAGCGGGGCGCTTGGAACGACTCGCGCCATCCGAGGACTGACGCTACGCGCTCCAACTATGGAGAGCATGAGCTATCTTTGGGAGTTGAAAAATTATTTTGTATATAGAGATGAGCAGGGTCGAGTTGCGCGAAACAATCCAGTTATAGGAGTGGCTGAATTTGTTTATGTTCACCATGCGGACATTGATGAAGTGGCTGAAACAATTACAGACAAGACAAAGTTGCGTCTTGCTCTACGCGAATTAATGAACGGGCCCTTGGCAGGATTCAAAACAATGACCGAAGCCATGCCTGTCATTGAAGAAATGCTGACAGAATATGCTGCCGCGCAGACGGAAATTGATTCGACGGCAAAAGGAGCATCGCCGCAAGTGGGAAAAGGCCGAGCCCGTCATGGCAAGCAGCGTATATCGCGCTGATCGCCAAGCATACGGGCTGGACGCATCGTTATATTGCAAGAGAGCTTCCGCTTTCTTTGGGTCTGCAGATCATTTTATTTCATAATCTGCGTGAGGGTCTTCCGATTCGGTGGTCAAACGACATTGGAGGCGACTCGCAACGTGCGACAGTGGACATCCTTTCTGAAATGAGACAAGCAATAAGCAATGCGGATTACGGCCACAGCAGACACGAATGATATTCGCGCAAGACTTCGACAATATACGGAGTTGATGAGCAAAGGAATGTCGGATGGCGTGCGTCAATTTGCCGTGATTGCTTGTCGTAATCTTGCCAACACTACACAGCCGTTTAGCGGTAGAGAAAAGGACACAAGTCAGCGCGGCAAATATATGGGAGAATTGGCCGTTGAGGTAGATATAAGCAAGGTGTTCTATATTCCCACAGTAGATGGAGGCTTTTCGAAGGCTTTAACCGAGCAGGCAGAAAAGAGTTATCGGCAAAGACTGAAAAACAGTATGAGCATTGGCACTCGCACTCATAAATTTCGTGAGCGCATCAATGCTTACATTGCACAAGGCAACTTTGGCGCGTTGCGAAACGTGGCAAAGGACATGGGATGGAAAGATTTTCGAAGAACTGTTGACCCTGCAATTCATCAAGCAGCAAGAACAGGCAGGCGCAAGCGCGTTCGTAAGCCAGCGGGCGGCATGACGTTAATTCTAAACAAGCAGGAAACACTTACGCGCTATATTAAAAAGCGACAGAAGCTCGTTGGATTGACCAAGGCGGGATGGGCGAAGTGTGCCGATCTAATTCCAGCGGCAAAAAAGGGATCGGCGACTCGCGGAATTCCTCAATGGGTAACGAGAAACAAGGATAAATCGAGCGGCGCAATTCAAGACAAGAGTCGAGACGCTAAAAATCCAAAGGTTATAATGACGAACAAGATTCCTTGGACGAGCGATTGTCTTACAAACAACGAAGCGCGCAAAGCAATCGACTTGG